TCCTTTCGCCGTCCGGGCATTTCTTTGAAAGGGTCAGAAAGGATCGAGACATGAAAACGATGATCGCTATCCCTTGTATGGACCAAGTACAGACAGAGTTCGTGCAGAGCCTGGTGGCGCTGAAACCGGTCGGACAGATCCGGCACGCGTTCCTGGCGTCCTCGCTGGTGTATAAGAGCCGGACGGACCTGGGCCTGATGGCCATCGCGGAAAAAGCGGACTACGTGCTGTGGCTGGACAGCGACATGGTGTTCCCGCCGGAACTGCTGGTCGACCTGATGGACGACATGGAGGGGCGGGACATGGTGAGCGGGATCTGCCACATGCGGCGGCCGCCGTATACGCCGGTGCTGTACGAAAAGCTGCGCCAGGGATTCACCCCGGCGGAGAACGAGAGCAATAAGCTCATTGACTACCCGAAGGACGGCCCGTTCATGGTCGAGGGCTGCGGGTTCGGATGCGTGATGATGAAGACCGAAGTGCTCAAGAGCGTGGTCGACAAATATCACGAACTGTTCGCGCCGCTCCCGGGATACGGGGAGGACCTGAGCTTCTGCATCCGGGCGCGGGGCTGCGGATACGACATCTGGGCAGACCCGAAGATCCAGATCGGCCACAAGGCGAGCACCATCGTGACCAATGAGACTTTCGAGGCGTACCGGGAAAAGGGCGCCATCGACTAACGGAGGGATGACCATGCTGAACGAGTGCAGGACGGCACTGAAGATCAGCGGAGCCACGCTGTATGACAGTGATCTGTGCGGCCTGATGAAGGCAGCGGTGCTGGACCTGAAGGCCGCAGGAGTCCTGGTCCCAGGCACGGTATCCTTCACGGAAACGACAGCAGGGATCACGGACAACAGCACGCTGAAGGACCCGCTGGTGATGCGGGCCATTTTCTCGTATGTGGACTGGCAGTTCTTCCGCAACGCAGACAACGCGGACAGAAGGCACGAAAACTACGAGCTTCAGAAGTGCCAGCTGATGCACGCATCAGACTATACCGACTATGGCGGTGATGGCGAATGATCCGTGCGGATGTGATCAACCTGATCAAAGAAAACCGGACGGGACACGGTGTCCACGAAGTCGTGACCGATACGGCGCGGACCGTGATGTGCACGGTGGAGAGCGTCCGGAGAAGCGAATACTACGATGCGACCAACGCCGGATACAGGCCGGAGCTGGTGTTCAAGCTGGCACTGGCGGAGGAATACCAGAACGAGCGGATCGTGAAGTATCACGGGCAGAAGTACCGGGTGATCCGGACGTACCGGACTGAGGACGAGGGCATCGAGATCACGGTGGAAAGGAGCGACGAAAATGGCACGGACGAGAACGACACAGACGACGCCGGCGACGGTGACGGTTAACGCGGTCGACAAGATCGTGGAAAAGCTGAACACGATCGACGGCATTGAGTTTGCAAAGGACGCCTGGGTGAACAAGGCGCCGGAAAATTACGGGGTCGTGACACTCAGCGCGGAGGCAGCGCAGCTGTGGGCGGACGGACATGTCACGGACAGCGCCTGGAACGTGATCGTGCACGCGTATGTGAACGACGATTCTGACGGATACGACAAGACCATCCAGCAGAAGCTGGAGGCGCTTGAGGATGAAGGCAAGATCGACCTGACGCATACGAACAACCGCGAGTTCGACTACCAGACCGGAAAAGTCCACTGGCAGTGGATCGTGATCATGTACGGCCCGCTGACCTGGGAGGAACCGGCACCGACGCCGAACGCGGGGACGTGATGAAGTGGCAAAGATGATCGAATACAACGGCCTGGAGACGATCGACGGAAAGCTGACGTATCTGGGCCGGGAGGCCGTCAAACGCGTTGTCATGGCCGGCGCGGAAGCGTGTGTCGAAGAGACGCGGAAAAACGTGGAGAGGTTCCGGCATATCATGACGGGCAGCATGCTGCAGAGCGTCGCTCCGGGGAGATACCACGAGGATCTCGGGACCGGATGGGTCGAGGTCTACCCGCAGGGGGAAGACAGCCGGGGCATCAGCAACGCGAAGAAGGCTTTCGTGATCAACTACGGCTACGGCGGACACCGGACCGCAAGGACCGGCGACAAATTCATCACAGGACAAAAGAAAACGATGCAGGACGTTGTTTCCGAAGCCATGCAGAGGGAAAGCGACCGCATCATTCAAGAAATGAACGGAGGATAAACCTATGGCGAAAATCGGAATCAAGTGCCTGACCTACGCTCCGTATACGAGCGGCGGCGACGGCAGCGCGATCAGCTATGGCACAGGCGTCATGCTGAACGACTACATGATCCGGGCGGACGTCGGGGAAGAGCGCGTGGACGTGGACTTCTACGCGGACGATCACAAGATCGACACGGAGAACAGCATGACCGGCGCGACGCTGAGCCTGGAGCTGGCGAACTTCACGGACGCGCTGGAGAAGGCGTTCCTCGGCTATGTCGCGGAGAGCTCCGCCAGCGGCGCGGACCTGCTGGTCACGGACGCGGCGGCGCCCTTTGTGGGCTGCGGCTTCTACCGGAAGGAACGGTTCAAGGGAACGATCACCTGGAAGTGCTACTGGTTCTACAAGATCCAGTTCAACCGCGACAGCGACAGCACCACGACCAAGGGCGAGAACCTGGACTTCCAGACGGAGAGCGTGAGCGGCGACGCGCTGGGCGTGCAGCTGACGGCAAACGGCGCGATCCTGTACTACGCGGTCAACCGGAAGGACACGGAAGCGAACGCGATTGCCTGGCTGAAGACCAAAGCTGGCATCAGCTGATGACTGACGGGGGCGCTCCTTCGGGAGCGCTCCTGCTTTTTGCATGAAAGGAGAAGGGATCAATGGTTAAGCTGAGAGTAGGAGAAAAAGAGTACGGTCTGCGTATGGACATGTACGCGATGGAGCAGATCGAGGACGAGTTCGGCAGCATGAAAGAGATGTTCGAAAAGTTCAAGGACGGCGGGAGCAAGGCCGTCCGGACACTGTTCAAGATCCTGGCAAACGCGCAGCTGGCCTATGAAGGAGAAGAGGAGACCGTTACCGGGGACGAACTGAAGCACCTGAAGGTTGCTGCGATGAGCGGACTCGGAAATGCAATGCGGGCAGCGGTCGAGGAAGGCATGAAGAGCGAGACCACGGACGGCGAAGAGGCGGACGACGAGGTCTTCGACGTCTACCTGCAGGAAATTGAAGCAAAAAACTGAAGGACCGGCGCGGGACGCGGGTGCGGGAGTATTACGCATACGCCCTCGTAGCCGGGATCAGCGTCACGGAGGCCAGGAGGATGGCTCCTGGATTTATCCGTGACATGTTTAACATACGGATGAAATACGACGCACAGATGTCCGGGATGAGATTCAAGAGGAACATTGGACTGTGAGGTGACAGGCTTGGCGGGAAACGACATCAAACAGAAGATCGTCCTGGAGGGCGAGAAAGAATACAACCAGGCGCTGAAAGACGCCCAGCGCAACCTGAAGACCCTCCGGAGCGAACTGAAGGCTGAGACTGCGGAGCTCGGCGCGAATGCCACCGCACAGCAGAAGAATGAAGTAAAGGCAAAAAGCCTCCAGAAGCAGATCAAGGAACAGGAAAAGGTCGTCAAGACATACCAGGAGGCCCTCGCGGAGGTCAAGGAAAAGTACGGCGACAATGAGGACGCCGTCGCCAAGTGGGAACAGAAACTGAACGACGCCAGGACCACGCTGGCAAACATGCGGAACAGCCTGGAAGACACAGGCAGGAGCATGAAGAGCGTGGGCGACAGCGCACAGATGGGCGTCGTCGCTGCGAACAGCTTTGCGGACAGCCTCGGAAAAGTCGCGGAGGCCGGGGCCTCCATCAGCGGAGCACTGGAGAACGCTTTCAAGAGCGTGGTCAGCACGATCACGACTGCCATCGGGGACGTGTGGGCGGACGTGCTGGACATCGCAGCGAAGGCTGACAACTATCTCGACCTTGCAGCGTTCCTCGGAGCCTCCGCAACGGACGTCCAGAAGTGGTCGAAGGCCATGGAGACAGCGAACGGCGACATCAGCACCGTCGTGAACCTCATCTCCAGGCTGAAGTACGGCGGGAAGGCGGACAAGGTTGCGGAATGGTTCGGCATCAGCGACGTGAAATACACGAACGACCTGGAATACTTCCAGCAGGTCGTGCAGCAGATGTACGACATGAAGAAAACCATGTCCGACGAGAAGTGGGGACAGGCTCTGGCGGACATCTTCGGCGCGAAGAAGGTGCAGGATATTGAAAACATCCTGAGCGACTGGGAACAGATTTCCGACGGGTTGAACACATATGACCCGGAAAAGGGCGGGTACGGCCTGACGGAAGACCAGATCGAACAGATGGCGTCATTGGAAGAACAGGTTAACCGTTTGACAACAAAGTGGGAAGCACTGAAAGAAATGGCAACGGTCCACCTGTCTGCAGACCTTGCGATGAATATCACAGGGGACCTGGAAAACATCGTGGACGCCTTCAAGGAATACTTTGAAGCAACGGACGACGAAGGCAGAGCGCAGGCCATTGAAAAGATCAAGGAAAACGTTGTATCCATCATCACCGCGCTGAAGGACGGACTGGCAGAGGGCCTGAAAGCACTGGACGAACTGGCGGAGGAGTTCAAAGGAAGCGAGGACTCCACGGTGCGGGCCATCGGGAACGTGCTTGGAACGATCGTCGATGCGCTTGAGTGGTTCACGGACGAGAACAACTGGGAAACAGTCAAAAAAGGATTTGAGACTCTTATCGGCGTGTGGGCAGCCGGAAAGATCGCGGCCGCGGTCGGGAATCTCGCAAGTTTCGCAGCGCACATCACGACCATCAGCGGTGCGATGGGCGGTGGAGGACTTGGCGCACTCGGAGGCGGAGGCATCGGAAGTATGCTGACCTCCATGGGATATCTGGCGGTCGGCGTGATGATGGTCGCTCCGGCGGTGCAGAAACTGCTGGACCCGAACTTCTGGAATAAAGAAGAAAAGCCTGAGGTTGAAGGCGCAGCGGAAGCCGTCAAGGAAGCAGGAATTTCAACACAGGACCTTCTCAAAACCGGATTTGCCAGAGCGTTCTACACGGGCGGAGATGCAAGCGGACTTGCGACTCCGAAGGGCAACCGGGAAAAGGAAGAAGAGAAAGCACCCTACAACGGGCCGAGGTCCGTGGACGGCGTTGGAATCCCAGTCATCAGGAAACCGTTAGAGCTGACGGCAGAACAGATTGAAGCTGCAGAACGTTTCTGGGATAACTGGCGCAACTTCAAGTTCACAGGCCAGGGAGAATACTCCTTCGACAAGGCGTGGGACAACTTTGAAAAGGCATTCGTCGGGGACGAATCCAAGTTCAACCTGCTGAACGACCTGATGGACAAGCTGATGGCCTCCATTGATTCAGCCGGCGTGGACGGACTGCGGAACTATCAGGATCTGCCGGCAAGCTGGTGGATGAATCCGAACGGAGAAAACAACGGACTGACCAGCGAAGACATTTCAGGTTTCCGCGGTCTTCCGGCGCAGATGCTCCAGGCGGTCAAGTCCGGTTCAGCTGCCGGCGTGAGCGGGATCAAGGTCACGCTGGACGGGCGCACGGTTGGCATGATGGTAGCGCCCTATGTGAGCGAGGTCATCGCGAGAGAAATCCAGTAAAGAGGTGAGACGATGAAGCTGAAACGACGGGTGAGGCTGGGCAGCGTCTACCTGGACGAGATCGACGACCGGATCGTGATCAGCAGTATCGAATGCGGAGACGGACGGGAAAATATCACCGCATCGGACACGGCGGCGGGGTTCGGCCAGAGGATCACACGGAAGAGGCGGACGACGCTGGACGTCGTGATCCGGTTCAGAATCCTTGAACACGGACGGACCACGGCAGGGATGAGAGAACGGAGCCAGCTTCTTGAAAAGATCAATGCATGGGCTGCGCCGGGGGGAATCCTCCGGCTGAACTATAAGCCAGGTCGCAGACTCAACGTAGTGCTGGCACAGGCCCCTGGAGAGGGAAGCCTATGGGACTATACAAAGGAATTTCAGATCGTATTCCGGGCATACACGATTCCATACTGGGAGGATTACACGGCGAACACGGACACCATCGGCGGGACGGTCAGCAAGAAGTCAAAGAACATCACCCTGGAAGGCAGCGCACCGACGCAGTTTAACGTGGAACTGGCGAACAAGTCCGGCGCGAAGATCAACAACGTCAAAGACCTGCACATCGGGACGAACAAGATGACCTTTTCCAGCCTCGGCCTGATGGGCAAGGAAACGCTGGTCGTGGACCACAGCAACGGCCTGGTGCGGATCAGGATACGCGGTGCTGACGGAAAGTACCGGAATGTTATGAAGTACCGCTCCGGGGCGAACGATTTTACGGCAGATCCGGGCGTGATCGGATGCGGATATGAAGCGGACCGCGCCTGTCAGATGACCGTGACCTGGAGGGCGAGATATCTATGATGGTACTCCTGAGCGGTCACAGCCTGACCGCAAAAAACAAATTTCAGCCGGAGCGGATGCAGCTGCAGCTGGCAGAGCGGACCAGCACGGCGACGCTGACGCTGGACGACAGCGCACCGACGATCGCGGTCGGCGACTGGATGCAGTGCGAGGAAGGGCCTGCAAAAGGCATCGTATGGCGGGTCAGATCCATTGACACGCAATTCGATACGCAGACCAGGACAGTCCAGCTGGAACACGCCATTGCAACGCTGAAGGACCTGATCATCTTCGGTGAAGTGAAACCGGACGCGATCAGCGGGGCGGAAGGCGTGAACCCGCTGGCTTCCCAGGCAGCGCGGTTCGTGCTGGGTCATCAGAGCGACTGGGTGCTTGGAACGGTGGAGCGGGACCGGACGAACCCCTACGGATTCAACGGGGATACGCTCTACGCAGCGCTGGAGACGGTTTCCAGTTCGCTGACGGAATGCGTATGGGAATACGACTTCAGCAAGTATCCTTTCAAAATCCATCTGAAGGCCATCAACAATTCCGTCGTGTCTGAAATGCGGACAGACCGGAACATCAAAACCCTGCGGAAGACGGTGGACCGGTCGCGGATGTACACGCGGCATTATCCAATCGGGAAAGAGGACCTGCACATCACAGGCGACTACGTGAGCCGGAATGAAGGCACGTACGGCGTGATCTGCAAGACGGAGACGGACCAGAGCCTGGACACGGAAGA